CAGAACTTCACCTAAATACCTTGAAGGAGAACTGTGAAAAATGATACCTGTCTCTCTTAGACATTTCAGAACACCCAATACTAATATATACTTGAATGGTCCACTTTTAAGGATTGTGGACCAACCATCAAGTATAACTACTGGTATTGGCTCAACTGTTGTGATTAGTGGTTTTGCCACAGCAGCATTTGACCAGAATCCAACTGCAATTCTGGATGGGGAGGTAACATACAGATGGTATGATACACCGACCAATCTTCCATTAGTAGAAGGAACAAAGTATGTTGGAACTGCAACATCACAATTAACTATAAATAATGCGCAATCACCACAGGATAACTTAGACAGATTTTATTTTATTGCAGATTATATTCCAAGTGCATCACTTGATGGTTATCTAAATGATCCAACTTCAGGGAATGCGATATGAGTATTAAATCAAATGACTCAATACTTACAGTACTTCCAAGTATTGTAATTACATCACAACCACAAGATACAAGAACCTCTGTAAATATCAATACAGAATTTACTCTAACGGCAACTATTAGTGATAATAGATATCCCATTCAGTATTATTGGACTGTTGATGATGTAATTCAACCCAATTCAAATAGTAATGTATTTCTCGTTTCATCTGCAGATCAAGGAGAAAAAACTGTTAGAGGATATGCATTTGTTGATATTACATCTAGGAATGAAGGACAGGACATTACATCTAGAGTAATTCAAGCATCTGATACTGCCACCTGGAATATTGGACCACCAAGAAGTATTGTAAGATTTGAAGGATTTACTCCTACTGGTGGATATAAGTCCATTGATGCTAATCTTGATGATGGCGACTTCACACTTGATGATACAATGTTTGATAGTTCATATAATATTGTTACATATTATGCAAGAGAAAAAAATCTTGACCTTACTCTTTATATGGATGGGGCTCCTGGTTTAACTAGTTCTTCTAATCAACAGGGTGGAGAAGGTGGAAGATCTGCAGTCACACTTACACATACACAAAACATAGAACACACTGTTCTAGGTACCACAAATAACTCTGGTGTTTTTCTTTATAGAGGAGCCAACTTACTTCTAGTGGCTGGACAAGGAGGTCAGGGAGGAAGTAATAGTGCTGGTGCAGATGGTGGTGGTGTTAATGTTACTGGTGCCAATGGAGCTAATTCAAGTGGTGGGACATTGGTTAGTAGTGGTCAATTGACATTAAATGGTTCTTTTGGTTCTCTTGTGAGTACTGTAAGTCTTCAACCAAATGATACATTAGAGACTGCTCCTAATGGTGGTAAAACTATTTCTTGTACTAAAGGTAACTATTGGACTGGTTTAGGTATATCACCATGTTCAAATAACTCCACAGATAAAATTAAATTTAGAATAAATGACGGAACAGAAGTTTCATTAAGTGATGATATTATAAGAGGATTTAAACCAGGATACACTATCACCAGTACAGAAGGTAGAGCCTCTGGTTCTGCTGAAGGAAAGGGTGGTAGAGGTGCTACTGGTGGTGCTGGTGGTACTTCTGGTCATGGTGGTGCTGGTGGTTCAGGTTATACTGATGGAACTGCGAAAGTAGTAACAACACAACTTGGTGGTAATACTGGTAAAGCAAAAATTAAGTTTAGTCTTGTTCCTCCTCCACCACCAGTAAAATCGGGTGAAGTTACTCATGCATTCAATAATTCAAGTAATATTACTACTTACCTCAACTTTACTGATGCAGTTATAGATGTTGAGGTAATGAATCCCACCTCGCCAGATAGACAATTTGGTCAAGGTACAAATGTTAAATATTATATTATTACTATGAATAATGATTACACCAGTCTTAGTGTAAGTGTCCTTCAGGATACCAGTGCTGGTGGTGGTCCTGGTGGAGGACTACAACCAACAAAAATTCAAAATCTTGGTAATAGAAAATGGGGAGTTTGGTTCAACAAGGCAAATGGATATAATACTTATGCAAGAAACTGGTCAGTGACTGGTAATGTATAAATAATAAATAAATAAGAGGTGGATAGTGAAACCTCTGAGGTATCAATGGCCGTTAACAAAAACTTTGTAGTAAAGAATGGCGTAGAGGTTTCAACAAACCTTATCTACGCTGAAAGTAGTATTGATAAAGTTGGTATTGGCACTACTACACCTAGTGCTAAACTTGAAGTTATAGGAAATATTGTTGGTGTGGGACTTACCCTGTCGGGTTCGACTACTGGAACCAACGCAAATTATTCGGGGATTGTTACTTCTAGTACTGGTCTGGAAGTTGGTACAGGTGGAACTTCTATTACTGTTGATGTAACCAACAACAGTACAGGTTTTAACTCTACAACACCTGACACTAACTATGTCTTAGATGTTCAACCAGGTGCTGGTCAATCAGCAGCTAATTTTGGTGGTGGTGTTGATATTACAGGTAACCTGAGTGTCACCGGAGCAATTTCTGGAACAATCCAGACCCTAAACAACCCAACAATCACTGGTGTAGTTACTGCAAATGATGCAGAGATTTACACTCAGTTTGATATTATAAACAACAGTACAGTTGCTTATCAATATCAGACAACTGGTATTGGTTTCACACAGAATGCTGACAACCCAGTTCTTTATCTTGTCAGAGGTAAGAAGTATCACTTCAATCTGAATGCCTCTGGACATCCATTCTATATCAAAAAACCTGAAGCGGGTATTGGTTCAGTTGGTGTTAGTCTACTATACCAAGATGGTGTTGAAGGACAAGGAACACAGGTAGGTATTCTTACCTTCAAAGTTCCATTCAATGCACCAAGTAATGTTTATTACCAGTGTTCCATTCATGCAGGAATGGGTAACACCATGTACCTGTTGGATGGCACTGGAACAGGTGGAGGTGGTGCTGCTGGTGGTATTTCCAGTATTGCTGTTTATTCTGCAGACACTTTAGTAGGTAACACTACTAGTCTGAATTTTGATGGTGTCAATCAAACAGTCACTGTTGATGGTGACAAAATTGATATTAGTATCAAAGGTCAAGCATCTACTGGTATTGGTTCACCTATTTCTTATTCAAATGGTGATAGTTCACCATTTGCGTATATTGATGCTGAATCCAATGTTCGTGAAAATATGGTTCTGGATACCACTAATGCTGGTCCATCTACCTCATATGTTGTAGTTTCTTCGCCAAGACTTGTTATTCAGTCTGGTGTTGGAGTTACAGTTGGTACTAGTAAGACAATGATTATTGATATTTTGGATCTTTCTTCCTTTGGTTGATTTTCTACCCAATAGCATAAAATAAAATGTCACAACTTAATGTAAACATTATTAAGAACAGGGTAGGAAGCAATGGTCCTACTATCTCAGGTAATACCAATGTAAGTGGTATTCTAACCGCAACATCATTCTCTGGTGATGGTTCTGGTTTAACTAGTCTTATCATATCAGGTGATGGTAACCTCACAAACCTGAATGTCTCAGGAGTTTCAACATTTACAGGCAATACAGAATTTGATGGTAATGTCACTATTGGTGGAACACTTACCTATCGTGATGTAACAAATATCGACGCTGTCGGTATGATAACCGCCAGGAAGGGTGTTCAAATTCTTGCCGATGGTTTTACAGTAACTGGTGTCAGTACCCTCAGTAATGGAGCATTTATTCCTGACAGTCAGTACCTAAATATTGGTAATGATAGTGATTTAAGACTTTATCACACAGGAACTGCTAGTTTCATTGAAGACCAGGGAACTGGTAACTTTATTATTGGTTCTAATGGTGGTGTATTAAAGATTACCAAAGGTGCTGATACTGAAGACATGGCAGTCTTCACTCCTGATGGGTCAGCAGCACTGTATTATGATAATGCCAAGAAACTTGAAACATCAACAACTGGTGTCACAGTAACTGGTGATGTTACAGCAACATCATTTAGTGGAGATTTAACTGGAACCGCATCAAATGCATCAGGTGCAACAGGTGATTTCTCCATTGCAGATAAGATTGTTCATACTGGTGATACTAACACTGCCATCAGATTCCCTGCTGCTGATACATTCTCTGTTGATACGGCTGGTAGTGAGCGCCTACAAATCGACAGCTCGGGTGTTGTAAAACTAACTCAATCTGGAAGCAATCCACGTTATGGATCGTTTGAAGCGTCTAGTGATGCTTTTAAGTTAAAAGCGTTTAGTGGCAATGCTAGTCATAACGCCACGATGCAGTTTTTCACTGGCGCTGATTCACCGACCGAGCGGATGCGAATCGCTAGCGCAGGTCAAATTGGTCTCGGTGGTGCTAACTACGGAACTTCTGGTCAAGTAATAACTTCCAACGGATCCGGTAGTGCTCCAACGTGGCAAGATGCTGGTGGTGGTGCTTGGAACTTGATCACAACTGTCACTGCAAGTGGTGCATCACAGGCAGATATTACTGGAACAAGTTCTACCTACAACAAATATTGTCTGATCGGTAGAAGAGTTTGGAGTGTTCAAGATTGGTTCTACGCTAGATTCTTTAATAATGGAACAATTGATGCTAGTAATGCTTATAGAACGGCATGGACAACTCATACCAATACATCATTAGTTGCTCTCAATGCAGAAGCTGACAATACCACTTATTTTCGTCCAGGATATAATGGTAGTGATGCAAACTCTCCATGTGACTTCTTTATTTACTTTAATGATACTCATACTGGATCTGTCTTTTGTCAACTTTTCCAAGGGTATAGTGTTACCAACCTTGGAACTCAATCTCGCAGGACTGTGTTTGCAGGAAGTTTAAATTCATTCCGTACAAACACCAGTGGAATCAGAATTTACCCTGGTAGTGGTACTATTAACGGTACTTTCGAACTTTACGGCATCAGCTAGTAGGAGGAAACTAAAATGTCTAGATTTACGGCAACAGCAGAAGGTAACGTACCATTCACCGCAGAAGAAGAGGCAGAAAGGGATGCCTGGGATGCAGGTGCAGATGACAGAAAAGGAGTAGATGTTCGTAGAGAACGCAATCAACTTCTGAGGGAGTCTGACTGGGTGTCAGGTTCTGATATCACAATGAGTGATGCGTGGAAAACTTATCGACAGGCACTTAGAGATATTCCTTCACAAGAAGGGTTTCCTAATGATGTAACTTGGCCAACCTCACCAACACAATAAATAACTAAAAAGTAGTGTAATGTCACAGTTAAATATCAACACTATTAAGAATAAACGTGGTGACTATGGACCTAATCTTGTAGGTCATAGTACAGTCACTGGTGATTTAACCGTGACTGGAACCATTACTGGTGATGGTTCTGGACTTACTGGTCTTGGAAATACTGCAAACATTAAGTCAGATACCATAAGTAATAGTGGTATTATTACTTCTACAGGTTTTGTTGGTCCATTAACTGGTAACTTAACAGGTGATGTAACTGGTAACTTGACTGGTAATGTTACTGGCAACATCACAGCAACCACAGGAACCTTTAGTGGTAATGTATCCGTTGGTGGAACACTCACTTATGAAGATGTAACTAATATTGATTCTGTTGGTGTTGTTACTGCTCGAACTGGAGTGAGAGTTAATGCTGGTGGTATTATCGTTACTGCTGGTATTTCTACATTAGGTGCAGGAGTAAGTCTGACTGGACCTTATAAAGAAAACATCACTGCAATGGGTGCATTGGAGGTTGATTGTTCCACAGGAAATTACTTCACAAAGACTATTAGTGGTGATAGCACATTTACCTTTGCTAATGTACCAACAGGTTGTGCATATGCATTCACATTAGAACTAACACATACAAGTGGAACTGTAACATGGCCAGCATCAGTCAAGTTCCCTGCAGATACAGCACCAACACTCACAACAGGTAAGACACACTTGTTTATGTTCATCACTGATGATGGCGGAACAAGATTTAGAGGTTCATCACTAGTAGATTACGTTAATTGATATGAGTAACTTAACAAGAGCATTGATGATGGGTGCTGCTGGAGCAGCATCAGATCGACTTTACGTTGATGATGTTTTTAGTACGTATTTGTATACTGGCAATGGAACAGCCCGTAGTATAAATAATGGAATTGATTTAGCAGGCGAAGGTGGTTTAGTTTGGATAAAAAATAGAGAAAATCAGTATCAAGACCACGCACTTTATGATACTGAAAGAGGTGCTGGTCAGACGCTTAATTCTGCCACCGGAGGTGGTCAGTTTCTTAGCACTAATAGATTAAGTGCGTTAAATTCCGATGGATTTACGGTTGGAGGTGATACTGCAACTAATGAATCTGGTAAGGGTATTGTCTCCTGGACATTCCGCAAAGCGCCTGGTTTCTTTGATGTAGTTACGTGGAGCGGAAATTCAACTTCTGGTAGAACCATTGCGCATAATTTGGGAAGTGTTCCTGGGATGATAATTGTGAAAAGCACATCTCATACAGAACCTTGGGCCGTATGGCATAGAACCCTTACAGCCGGTGACACTCTCCGACTTAATGAAACCGACGCTAAAGCAACTAACGCAGGTTGGTTTACTACGACCCAACCAACATCTTCGGTGTTTTCCGTTGGCAGCTCTACTGAAACGAATGCAACCAACTACAATTACGTCGCCTACATCTTTGCTCACGACGACGCATCGTTTGGCACGGATGGAGATGAAAGCATTATTAAATGTGGGAGCTTTACAACGGACGGTAGCGGTAATGCCACAATCACACTGGGGTGGGAGCCGCAGTGGGTGCTCGTCAAGAAATCGTCGACTGCAGCGGGAAACACCACAGACGATTGGTTCCTTTACGATACAATGCGTGGTGCCGGTGTTGACAGTGCGCAGAAGTTAGCGGCAAATACTTCTAGCGCGGAAAGTGCCAACAGCTCCTTCCGCAACATCTCTGCTACGGGTTTTAACTGGTCTGGCAGTGCCAGCGTTACCTACATCTACATGGCAATCCGCCGTCCGCATAAGCCGCCGGAAGCTGGAACGGATGTATTTGCTGCTGCTACACAGACGGGTAAATCTGGAAATCAGGGCGCATTCCGAAGCGGTTTTGTTGTTGATATGGCTATTAGACTCTCAAGCATAAATGCTGCGTCCAACAGATTTCTAAGCTCACGAATGACAGCACCGAAATATATGCTTACTAATTCAACTGCAGCTGAAGACACTGATAGTGACAATAAATACGACTTCATGGACGGCTGGAATAATGAAACTATAAGTTCTACATCTAAGTTTTCTTGGATGTTCAAACGTGCCCCAGGTTTCATGGATGTGGTTGCTTATACGGGGACAGGCTCAGTAAGAACGGTAAGCCATAACCTTGGTGTTGCGCCGGAGTTAATGATCATAAAGTTAAGAAATGAAGTAAATAACTGGGCTGTCTATTATGGTGACAATACGGACTATATGAGATTAAATACTACCGCAGCTGGTGCTGATTCTTCTTCATGGTGGAATGACACATCTCCTACATCAACTGAATTTACGGTAGGAACTGATCCCGAAGTTAACAAGTCAGGTTTTAATCTTATCGCCTACCTCTTCGCAACCCTACCCGGCATCAGTAAAGTAGGTAGTTACACAGGAACTGAAGAAACCATTAGCCTTGACTGTGGATTCACTAATGGTGCAAGGTTTGTATTGATTAAACGTACAGATGCCACTGGTAATTGGTGTCTATTTGATTCAGTTCGTGGCATAGGTGTTGGTAATGACCCTCGTATCTTATTAAACACCATCGCCGCGCAAGATACAGGAACAAATTATGTTCATGGATCTAGTTCTGGATTTATGGTTACAGCATCAGGTGGTAGTGACCTTAATGCCATCGGCGGTACCTACATCTTCCTTGCAATTGCATAATATATGGAACTAAGGGTTAGAGAGACTGGTGAAGTCATTAGTGAAAGAGATTTATATTATAAGTATCCAAATATTTCTTTCCCTAAACCTTTACCAACATATGTTTTAGATTCATATGGTATTGATGCAGTTCTTGAGGGAGCACAACCAAAAGTTACTTCACCATATGAAACTGTTGTAAGACAGGGTGTTGAGGAGATTAAAGGTAAGTGGTTTAAGAAGTATGTGATTGGGCCTATCTTCACTAATCAAGAAGAAGAGGACTCATATAGATTAAGGATTGATACTCAAGCATCTGAGGGTATTAGAAATACTAGAAATAGTTTGATATCAAAAACTGATTGGATGAGTTGTTCTGATGTTATTATGAGTGATGAATGGAGACAGTATCGTCAAGAACTGAGAGATATTACAACTCAAAAAGGTTTCCCTCATAATGTTGAGTGGCCTGAAGAACCATAACCACTTGAAAAACTGTCCACCATTTACCCTGCAGGAGTACCCCGTGGGGTATTGTAGTATCTGGAGGTACATAGACACTATGAGACTTACAGGAACAGAAAAACTATTGTTCATCTCTTCCTTTCTTATCTTCCTACAATGGGGTGTTCGTATTACTGAAAGGTTAGTACATGCACTCTATTGAAGTCCTAGGAGGTCCAGAGACCCTCTGTAGGGACTTATTCCACTGGTTTATGATGGAATACCTAGGAAATAATTCAATTGACCTTACAGTGGTTCATCAGACTTGCAAGAAGTGTTTATATTACCAATGATGAAAGATCAAGAATAAAGAAAAGAATAAATGAAGATACTTCATCAGAATATTCAGAGGTTAAATTATATTGATAAATAACTAGAAAGTAGTAAAAATGTCTGAGATTAATGTAACTACTATAAAGAATGAGAATGCTGATTATGGGCCCAATTTAGTAGGCTATAGTACAGTTACTGGTGACTTAAATGTAACAGGAACCATTACTGGTGATGGTTCTGGACTTACTGGTCTTGGAAATACTGCAAACATTAAGTCAGATACCATAAGTAATAGTGGTATTATTACTTCTACAGGTTTTGTTGGTCCATTAACTGGTAACTTAACAGGTGATGTAACTGGTAATATCACTGGTAATGTAACTGGTAATATCACTGGTAATGTAACTGGTAATGTGACCGGAGACCTGACTGGTGATGTCATTGGTACTGCAACTACAGCAACTACAGCAACTAATGTTACAGTTGCAGATGAGAGTACAGATACTTCTTGTAATGTTCTCTTTGTTACGTCTACAACAGGTAACTTACCACTCAAATCTGGAACAAACTTAACCTTCAACTCTTCTACTGCTGAACTTTCGACAACAACTTTTAATGGTTCTTTAAGTGGAACTGCAACCAATGCAACAAACATCACTCTTGCTGATGATAGTTCAGACACAACTAGTTTCCCTATATTTGCCACAGATGCAACAGGTAATCAATCAGTAAAAACAGACTCTAGTGCTTTAACTTATAATGCATCTGATGGGACATTATCTGCAACCAATATAAATTCAACTTCTGATGAAAGTCTAAAGAAAGATATTAATACTATTGTTGATGGATTAGAAATTATCAATAGTATTGATGGCGTTAGATTTGTTTGGAAAGAAAGTAATAAACCTTCAGTGGGTGTTATTGCTCAAGATGTGGAAAAAGTTCTTCCAGAACTTATTTCTGAAAGAACAGATACAGGAACTAAATCTGTTAATTACAATGGACTAGTTGGTGTTCTAATTGAAGCGGTGAAGGAACTGTCATCGAGAGTAGAGGTATTAGAAAATAATAAATAGTAATACTACAAAAGACCGAGTGGAGACACGACGATGGTAAGAGACAACTTTTCATTGACATGGGAGGGTGACTAATGGCTATTCAGATTTCAGGAACTACTGTTATTGACAACAGTAGGAATATCACTAATTTTGAATCTGTTGCTGGAAATGGTATTGCAACCCAGGCAGAGGCAGAAGCAGGTACAAATAATGATCAAGTAATGACCCCATTAAGGGTCACACAAGCAATCGCAGCTGCAGGAGGCGGTATGGTAGACGACGACATTGTATGGTCAGGATGTAATGTAGGATGTGCCGTCAGAGGTGGCGGTAATGTATTCCGTAAAACTGGTGGGATTATTTGGATTGTAGCACCATCAACAGCTCAATTCGGCTCCACATGGCCCATGGGTTATTGTAATGGTGATTCTGGTGCCACACCAAACCAAGCACAAAGAATTACTGGTCGTTCTGGGTGGTTTATTCCTGATGTAGGAATGCTTGAATGTGGTTATGCATGTAGAACTTATTGGGATACCTTTACCTCGATCTGCTACTGGAGTTCTTCTGAGTGCGATGTCGTCCGTGCGTGCGTTGTGTGCTTTACTAATGGCAGCTCGTGCAGCTACACTAAGTGCGCCGACCGCTGTGTTCGTCCGTTTCGGGTCGTGTGCTATTGAACTTTGTACTTTGATTTTTGTATTTTGTAACGAGATTTTTTATGGTAGGAGAACTAAAAATTTATAAAGTTCTTCTACCTAAAACATTCTAAATATGGTATAATATGAAAAGTGAATTGACTATCATGAATTCGACTACAATTTTTTCTACACCAATTTGGCAAACAGAATACCCAGAGTTTGAAGAAAATAAGGCACAGTTCACTCAAACAATAAGAGATTTAAAAGAAAAATATCCAGAAGGAATTAAGAAATCAAATCTTTTTGGGTATCATTCTCCTGAAAGAATTCATGAAGAAGATGAAAAAATTCATCCACTTCTTCATTATATTGGAGAAATGGTATTGAAGGCAGCAGAAGATCTTGGTTTTATTCCAGTTGATGTTGCATTGACTTCTGTTTGGTTTAATATCAATGATACTCGTCAGTGTATGAATGCAGAACATACTCATGGAGATACATTCTCTGGAGTATTTTATCTCAAAGCACCTGAAGGAAGTGGAAAGTTAGTTCTACAAAATCCGGGTATTAATAGATTGTGGCAAGGACTTTCTTTAGTTGAAAAGAAAAATCAATTTACTGGAGAAAAGATTAGTATTACTCCAGTAGAAGGGAGTATTATCATGTTCCCTTCATATCTTCCTCATTGGGTAGAACCCAATGACCATGATGATGAAAGAATTTCAATTTCTTTTAATGCAATTTGTCTTCCTGAAGGTTCAATTGGTACTCCACAGCAAAATGATTGAGTTTGATGGATTTTCAAAAAATGCAGCTGCTGGAACTGAAATTGTAAAGGAGGAATTGCAAAAAAGATTGCCACAAGAACTCTTAAGTAAATTTCAAATAATTTGTGATAGAGTTTCTAATTTAGATAATAAAAAAATAAAATTGTTCTGGGCTCATAATACTCCAGATCAACTAGATTATAGTCATCTTGAAAATAATGGATGGAAAAGATTCAGTAAAATAATTTTTATATCTCAAAATCAAAGAGATAAGTTCATTTCAAGATTTAATATTCCATATTCTCATTGTGTAGTAATTCCTTATGGTGTTGATCAAATTCAACTAAAAGAAAAATCAAAAGAAAAAATAACTCTAATTTATCATCCAACTCCATATAGAGGACTAAAGTTACTTTTTAATGTATTTCAAAAATTGTGCAAAGAATATAATAATCTTGAGTTAAAGGTTTTTTCCTCATATAAGATACATGGATTGTATGATAATCAAAATCTGTATGAAAGTTCTAATGACTATCAAAGAATAGATAACCACCCAAATGTAAAAAATATTGGATTTGTTTCTAATGAAAGAATAAGAGAAGAGTTATCAACTGCTCATATTTTTGGTTATCCAAACATTTATGAAGAAACCTTTTGTTTATCTCTTTTGGAAGCAATGAGTGCCGGTTGCTTATGTGTTCATCCAAACTATGGATGTTTATATGAAACAGCATCAAAATGGACAACTATGTATGATTATCATGAGGATGAATGTGAACATCAACAAATCTTTTATCATCATCTAAAAAATGCTATAGATACTGTGAAAACTCAAGAAGTTCAAAAACATCTTCAAATGCAAAGTGATTATGTGACTTATTTTCATAATTGGGATAGAATTACCAAACAATGGATTGAACTTTTAGAAACAATTGAAAAAGAACACACTATTATGATCTATCAATGAAAGAATATTATTTTATCTCTGGACTTCCAAGATCAGGTTCTACATTACTTTCTGGGATACTCAAACAAAATCCAGAGTTTTATGCAGACATAACGTCTCCAATATCTGGAGTAGTTCAAAATACAATTGGAGGAATTACTGGAAGTGAAAATAATCTAAATGTAAATGAAGAAAGAAGAAAATCAATACTTCAAGGAATTTTTGATGGATATTATTCATTCACAGAAACTCCAGTAATCTTTGATACTTCAAGAGGATGGACTGCAAATACACCTTTACTCAAACATCTATTTCCATATACTAAAGTTTTATGCTGCGTTCGTGATATTGGATGGATTTTAGATTCTTTTGAAAGAATATCTGCCAAAAATCCATTCTATACAAATACATTAATTGCACAAGAACACAATACAAATGTGTTCTCAAGATGTGATGCAATGATGAGTAAAGAAGGTGGAATAGTCATGAGTGTCTGGGCACTACTTCATGAAGGATATGCAATGAATCCGGACATGATTAAGTTGATTGAATATGAGGACTTGTGTAAATATCCAGAAAAAACTATAAGATCAATTTATAAATTCATTGATAAACCATACTATGATCATGATTTTGATAATGTTGAATACTCAAATGAAAATTTTGATTTATCTTGCAATCTTAAAGACCTACATACAGTAAAGAGAAAAGTAGAGTGGATTGAGAGAAAATCTATTTTACCTCAAGATGTTTGGGAAAAGTATTCTGATATGGAATTCTGGAGACAAACAAACAAAAAACCTACATTAGATTATAACTGACATGAACATTTTAGGACTTTATGGTGGATTTGATTGGAATGCAAATAAATCCTTTGATGAATATCAAGATCTAACATGGACTCATGATGCTGGTGTAACATTGATTTCTAATGGAAATCATGTTACAAGTATTTCACAAGAAAGACTTACCAGAATTAAATACGATGGAAACTTTCCACAGAATTCAGTAGATTATTGTTTATCTACAGGAAATCTTTCTTATGAAGATATTGATTTGGTTTGCGTTCCTTCAATGTGTCTTACTATTTGGTATAAACAACATTATGAGGGAACCATTCATACCAAATTAAATACATTATTCCCAAATGCAAAAATTAAATTTGTTTCTCACCACTTAAGTCATGCAGCATCTGCAGTATTTTCATCAAATTTCAATGAGGGTTCATTTTTAGTTCTTGATGGTGCTGGTTCACTTTTATATGCTCATAATTACCAAGATGTAAAGCATGTTGAGACTAATTCAATAGGATATTTTAATAAAGAAAAAGGAATTTTCAGATTCTTTCCTGGTCTTCCAAATGTCAATGAATTTGGTGCTTATTATCACTCATTGTCCCATAAAATCTATTGTGAAAAAATACAAAAACAAATTGATGGTTATGATGAAAAATATAGAGAATCTTGGGATGGTAAAATTATGGGACTTTCTGCATATGGAAGTCATTTAAACTTTACAGAAGAACTCAAAGACTATCAACTCTCAAAAGATCTTGTTTATGAAGATGTTCCTTATGTGACTTTTTATGGTAGACCTTATAAAGAAAATCATACCTTTAAAAATCCAGATGAAAAAGCATATATTCTCCAAAGAAATTTTGAATGTGCTTTGATTGATTATGTAACCGAACTGAAAGAAAAATCATATCTTGATGATTATATTTGTCTTGCTGGTGGTTCTTTCCTAAATGTTCTTGGGAATAGTCTTTTAAAACAAAGTGGTTTATTTGAAGATATTCATGTTCCACCGTATCCTAATGATGTAGGACTACATTTTGGTGCTGCTTGCTTTGGTGCGTTCCAAAATAAAGAAGAAATTAATCTTCCAAATAATATTGCACTTCTTGGGAAAGAATATACACAAGACACTATTGAACAACAATTAATAAGAGGTGATATGAAATATCAGAAGTATGAGAACTTTGAAGAACTTTGTGAGTTTACTGCACAAGAACTCAATAAAAATAAAATTATTGGTTGGTTCCAAAATAGAAGTGAATTTGGCCCAAGAGCACTAGGTTCTAGATCACTCCTAATGCATCCTGGCCCAGCAAAAAATAAGGACATCATGAACTCTAGAGTGAAACATAGAGAATACTGGAGACCTTTTGCTGGTATTATTCTTGAAGAACATCTTAATGATTACTTTGAAGAAGATTTCTGTTCCCCTTATATGTTGTACTCACTTACAGTAAAAGAAGAAAAGAGAGGTGAGATTGGTGCTATTACTCATGTAGATAATACCTGTAGAATTCAAACAGTTACCAAAGAACTTCAACCAGAAGTTACTACATTGATTCAAAAGTTTAAAGAAGTTTCTGGTATTCCTGTGGTTCTTAATACCTCATTTAATGATAACGGAGAACCTATTGTAGAATCACCAGAAGATGCAATCAAAGCATTTAATAATCTTGATATTGATTATCTTGTGATTGGAAATTATGTTGTTAAGAGAAGTGAGATAAGTTACGGATGAACATTTTAGGACTTTTTGGTGCATTTGATTGGGATGTAAGTACTGATGACTCAATATGGTCTCATGATGCAGGAGCAACACTAATTTCTAATGGGAATCATATCACCAGTATTTCTGAAGAAAGACTTACCAGAATTAAATATTATGGAAACTTTCCAAGTAAGTCCATAGAATACTGTTTATCTACGGGTAACCTATCTCATGATGATATTGATTTAGTTTATGTTCCAACAATGCCTCATGCCATTTGGCACAAAAATGTATATGAAGGAAAAACACAGTCACAGATACAAACTTTATTTCCGAATTGTAAAATAAAGTTTGTATCTCATCATTTATGTCATGCAGCATCTTCTGTATTTTCTTGTGATTTCAATGAAGGTACATTCATAACTCTTGATGGAAGAGGAGGATCTCTTTGTCGATATAACTTTGAAGAAATCAATAATGTTGAGACTAATTCAATAGGATATTTTAATAAAGAAAAAGGAATTTTTAGATTCTTTCCTGGATTAGAAAATGTAAATGAATTTGGTAATTATTATTTTTCTTTTGCACATGTAATATATAGTCAAAAGATGAAAAAACAATTTCCACTAAAAGATGCTATCAGCCATAGTGGAAAAATTATGGGATTATCTGCATATGGTAAAAATGATTCATATGATAAAGAACATGATGGATATCAATTGTCAAAAGATCTCTATTGCAATTCAATTCCATATGTAACATTTGACTTTAGACCTTATGATGAACAATATAAGTTCAAAAATACTGATGAGAAAGCATATATCCTCCAGAAAAACTTTGAAAATGCATTATTAGATTACCTAAACGAACTTAAGGAGAAATCTTATCTCGAAGAAAATATTTGTTTTGCTGGAGGTTGTT